GCTCGAGGCCGCGAGCGTGGAGGGTGTCGAACTCCTTCGACTGCTCCTCCGTGGGCGTGCCGGCGCCGATCTCTGTGACGAGAGCGGCGTACTTGGTCGTGACCGATTCCAGTTCCTTGACCAATGCCGTAGTCATGGACTAGTCCTCCTTTGCTTCCGCCAATGCAGCGGTCAGCTCGTTTAGGCCCTCTTGCCTGGCCCGCTCGCCGTTATCGCCGGCCCGTGGCCGCGGTTCGCCAGCCAGCAGGCCCTCCAGCTCCAGGATTGTGGAGCGAATGCCCTTCTCGGAGGCTTCGGTCATCGCGAAGCCGTCCTTGATGTCGAGGCCCAGCTCGGACATGGCCTCGTGCTCGCGCTGGACCTGCTGAGCCAGGTCGGTGACGGCCTGGGCTACGTCGAGCAGGTAGAGGTCGAGGGACGGCTCCAGCGCCTTCGAGACGTCGGGGTGGTCGGTGACCCACTTCTTCGCGGTCGCCATTGTCCAGCCGTCGTCTTTGGGGAACCGGAGCGATTGAAGCGTGGTCGTGCTCTCGCCCTTCAGCTTGGCGATGATGCCGAAGACGCGGGGCTTTTTCTTCTGCAGCGTGATGCGGCGGAAGGAGTTCTTCTGGAACTCGCCGGCGTCGTGTAGGGAGTGGCCGATCTCGGCGTCGGTCTCGTCCCAGACCTTCGACTCCGCCTCGTCAGAGCCCGGCGCCGCCTTCACGGCGAGCGTCCGCGTGCCACGGGCCGCGCCGACCAGGACGGGGGATGCCTCGAAGAGCTCGATGCCCTTGATCACCCGCACCTGCTGCTCGCCGCGCTTCTCCCACTCGGATTCCTGCGTCTGGAAGCCGATGGACCACTCCTGGAGCTTGCCCATCGCCTTGACCTTCTTGAAGGCTTCCTGGCCGTCCGCAGTCTCCATGAAGAACTCGCCGGTGAAGCGAGCCTGGCGGGGAGTGACCGAGACGGTGCCCTTGCCGATCCAGCCGTGGAGAGTCCAGTCGTGAGCGCCGACCATCGGGATCTCTTTGCCGTTGCTGGCTGTGAACGCCTGCACCGTCATGATGTCGCCGTCGCGGTCGACGACGCCGAACGTGGAGATGATCGCCTCTACTTTGCCTTCGTCGACGATCTTGACTTCGATGGACTTGTGTTCGAGGTTGTCGGGGAGTGAGCCGTTGAGGGGCGGGTCTGCTGTTTGTACCTCAGGCATAAAACAAGACCCCCGCGCCTGAGGCCCGATCCTGGCGCAAGGGCCGTTATGCCTGGTCCGTTAAGTAGGACCGCTTAGTTGGTTGGCTTTACCCTACACCCGTCTAAGCGCGTTGTCAATAGCCTGTGCGAGCGGCTGGAGTAGATAAGCTCGCAGCCGCAGTCCCGGCAGACGACGCGGCCGTAGTCGGTGACCGCTGCCTGCCAGCGCCCGCACTCGGGACAGCGCAGGTCAACGGGCTTGGGCGTCGACGTCGGTTGCTTACTTGTCATCGGATCGGAACTGATCCAGGAACCCCGGCGGATAGTCATGACGCGCCCACCGACACCAGCGTTTATGCCAAGCCCAGAGAAGGGCGGTTATCCAGGGATGATGGGCCCCTGTGGAATAGGGACACCAACGGAAGAGGCATGCTCTGTTGACGGACATAACTTTCGGTTTAGTCATCCTCTCATCCCAGCACCGGAATCGTCGTCACAGAACAATTCGGGTGCAGCAGCTCTACTCCCTCGCTGATCGACACGATCTCGCCGTTGCGGGCATCGCACTCGTCGCAGGACGTGGCGCCGCCGCCGTCGATTATCTCAAGCTCACCAACCCCGGCATCTTTCCATTCGGAATGAGCCGCTTCAAGGCTGGCCTCGGCCATCTCCGTCCGCGCAATCGCCTCAGAGCGATTCAGGTAGGTCTCCTCTACGACCTCCCGCAGCCCACGGAAGCCCTCAGCCGGCACGCCGCGGGCGACCTGGTATGTGTTGTAGCCGCGCTCGTGAGCTACCGTCAGCATTTCCCGCACGGCCTGCCGCGTCGCTTCGTTGATGCGCCTGATGCGTGTGCCGGCCTGGGCGATCTGAGACAGGACGCGGGGGTCAGCTAGAGTGGGGCCTTGCCCGCCGATTAGCGTCGCCGCCAGCGCGCCAGAGTCGAGGATGGCTTGCTCGATGAAGGGAGCCAGCGTCTTCCAAAGCAGCGCGTCCTCCTCCGGCGAGATAAGTTCGCCTGGAGGCATCTGCTTGAAATAAGCCTTCTCGCCCGTGAGCCGAGTGACGGCCCGCGCCGCCTGCCCGACGAAGAAGATGTCGAGTTCGGGCATCATGCGCCGCGCCAGACGGTCGCGGATGTGACGCATCCGGGCAGCGAAGACGGCCGCGGTGAAGCGCTTAGTCGATACGGCCATGAAGGTAGTCAACATTGAACCCTCGTCGCCACGAACCAGCGCACCCTGCCGCTCTCCGTCTGCCCGCGGTGCAGGATGACCGCCTCCGGCACCATTAGCCCGCTGTCGCAGTGCGGGCACCAGAGATGCGCGACGTCGTCGATGAACCCGCACTCCCGGCAGACGTAGACTTCTCCGGGCGAGCAGTGAACTTCGGGAGTCGGTCCCGCTGTCATCGCGCCTTCTTCCTCTTGGCAGGGTTTCTACTCCGCATACGCTCCGCCTGTGCCTCTCGACGCTCGGGCGTCCACCAGGAGGCACTGCCAGCGCCCGGCCCCTGGGATTTCTTGAGCGGCGGCGGCAGTTCGGCCTCGGTCAGGCCGATCGCGAGCGCAGCGCGGCGCAGCTCCCGGTAGAGCGTCTTGCGCTCCTCGACGCGCATGATGTAGGCGTGCAGGAACTTCAGGAATTCGAGGCTGTACTCCTGCAGCTTCTCCAGGCCTTCGTCGATGGTGACTGCTGTCACACTGCCTCCTCCACTGGCACAGGCTCCTCTGGGCCAGGCACAGGCGGCTCCGCGCCGACGATCTGGGGCGCGATGTTGAACGGCAGCATGAGTGTCTCCCCAGGAGGAAGCTCCGGAGCTCGGCCGGTCTCGCGGCGCGCTTCCTCGACTGTAATCACGCCAGCCTTCATATCCTCACGCGCTACGGCGTGAACCTTCTCATCGTCTGGCTTGAGCGCCTGGACGTCCGACATATCAAACTTCACGGCGTCGATATCGGCGAACTCCGGCACGAGGTAGGCGTTCAGGCTGCTCGCTATCTCCTTGTAGAGGGGCAGCAGCGTCTCGTCCCAGAATGACATCCGGGCCTCACGGTAGTTCGCGTAGGTCGAGCGCTGCATCCCGAGGCGAGTGCCGACCAAGATGCCGGGTACGCCGAAGGGCATGGTGATCCGCGACTCGGCGATATCGTTCAGCTCGGGAGTCGCCAGCCCCGCCGCGCCGACCGGCAGGCCCATCGGCTTGTACTCCGCCTCCGCCTCGTTGTCCATGACCAGGAGGTTGCCCCAACTTCCGGGCCCGCCGAACTCAGTCCGCCAGCGGTTCCTGATAAGGGCCTTCTCCGTCTCGTCCAGCTTGCGCTTGACGTTCAGGAGGCCAGCCGGAACGCCGGCGTTCAGGAAGAAGGACTTGACGCAGTCGCGCATATAGCAGTCGATATCCACCCAGGCGCCGCAGGCCATGCCCGGCGGCATCCCGTAGTAGTCGTTGAGCGGGTTCCGCGACTTCGAGTGAATGACGTCGTTGGTCTCCAGCCTGTAGCCGAGAGCGTCGACCTGGTAGACGTAGGCCGAGATGAACTTCGCCGCATCGGGGACGACCGCCATCCGGTCGGGCCGCGGCAGCCAGAGCTCCACCGTCTTGCCAGCGGCGGAGCGCTCCTTCCGAATGTAGGTGTTACCGGCGATCGCACGGTACATGATCCAGCCGGCGATGAACTCGTAGCCCGTCAGGAACGGGTTGGGTTTGTTCAGGAGGTCGAGCAGGGGGTGCTCGTCGAACTCCTCCATCTGGCCCTTCTTCCGGCGCAGGCCGACGATGCGCGGCTCGGCGGCTGAAGACGCCAGCTCCTCGACGCAGGCGAAGAAGATCTCGTTGCGCCCGTAGCCCTCGCGGGCCAGCGTCTCGTAGCTGTAGTCGGTCAGCGCGGCCCGCCCCGCCTGCCAGGTGGGGATAGCCGTCGGAGCTTGACGCGCCTGCTTCGTGATGCTTGCCAGGACCTGTAGGGTCTCAGTGAACAGTCCCATCGTCGGCCTCCTTAAGATTTGTGGCCGTAGAGCAGCCGCTCGCGCTCAACGGCCTTGATACAGTCGGGGCAAGTCATAGTTCTCGATCCTTCGTACTCGGGATCATCCGGAATACAGTTTTTAACCCGCGCCACCAATCTTCCGCACCACGTCTCTGCACTCCACGGAACTTGCCCGTGAATAGGTGTAGGTTTGCTCATTAGCTGATGACCTCGAATAGCCGCACCGCTGCGGCGAGGACGGCGCTGGTCCAGAGCACGGCGACCGTCGCCATCACGAGCAGTATAACGCAGATGGCAAGAGCCCGGCGGTCCTTAGCGTCCATGGGAACCTCCTACAATGGTGCAAGCGAGCGCCCAGTAAGGGTCGGCGATCAGTCGGTTCCATCGCCCCTGAGTCCATTGCCCTATACTGCTCCGGTCAAAGGCTAGAATGTCGTCGACCCAGAAACGGCGATGACCGCTGGGGAGTCGATAGCAAGGCAATCGGCCGTCATCGGCGTATCGGCGGATTGTATCCTGGTCAACCGCGATGATGCGTGCGGCTTCGCGCACGGTGAGGCTTCTTCTTCCGCTCACGCCCAAAAGATTTCTCCCTTCCCTCCGCCCTCAGAGAGCTCGGTCACGGCGTACACCATCGCGTCCACGAGGTCATCGTGCTCGTTGGCGACCGGGAAGCTGCACATCTGCTCCTCAAGCTCGGTGTGGACGCCGACATGGTGGCATTTTCCCTGCTCGTAGAGGGCTGCTACGGGCTCCGCTCGGACGGCCTTGCCGCGGCTGGCGACGATTGTCTTCAGCGACACGTCTTGACGTACCAGGCGGATCGTCGCCTCTACCATCTCGCCGCCGTTGTTGCGCTCGGCGATGATGCGGTCCGCCTGCCAGTGGTCGTAGAGCGCGATCGCCCGCTCCGCCCAACCGTTGGGCGACAGTCGGTA